AACCCTTCATCAGACTTGGCGAAGGCAAAGGTCTGCTTACCTGTTGTCTTACTAGTTTTCATAGGAGGTGCCACACCTGCAGCCTGTAGTAGCTCCGCAAACTTGGCATTGCTCATCAACAGTTTTTTATCTACCCCCACGCTCAGCAGTAGTTCCTCCTTGCGCTGCTTAACAAAAGCCAAGTGTCCTTCTAGCCGTATAAGGTCAAGCTCAAACACAGGCTCAAGGAACATCCGTAGGGTGGCATCAATGATCTTCAGCTCCTGTCGGGGATACCCAAGGCCCATAAGCATGAACAGCTCATAGCAAATCTCTGTGTCATTGATACAGTAGTCCCCATAGGCAGCTAGCTCCTCGGCAGTGAAGTCGGTACGCCGCTTGCCTAATGCCCTGACCACCTCATCACCTTTCTCCCCAATATTGTAGCGTTCAGCCAGAGCTTTCAGACTACCCCCTGCCTCAACGCCATGTATGGAACGAGCCATGGATAGTGTGTCAGCCCACACCTTAGCATTTATACCAAAGTGCCACGCGAGGATAGCCCCATCAAACTTGGTGTTGTGTGCCAGCACCATGGAGTTCTCCCAATCGAACTGAGCAAGGAAGTCTGCCAGCTCTTCATGATCCCCACTAGCCCACTCAGTAACACCATCGTTCACTTTTATACCCACGCCGATCACCTCAAAACGTGGGTCACGGACGTACTCCTCCGTGGTCATTGTCTTAAAACCAAAATCATTGCTGTAATAAGACTCAAAGTCTAATGTAATTAAATCCATATTCCCTCCTAACTCCTTGTTATAGGCAGTGCCCTAGGATACTCCCTAAAGGGCAGACTATGTGTGTGATGACTACCACTATCAGTACCTGTGTGTTACTAACTATGGATAAGTCCATCTCTAATTGATTCATGTTCATCCCATTCAACCTCCAAGCAGCTGAAGTAATCAGGCATTGAGTACCACCCTAGCGCATCGAACGCTTTGGTCACCCACTCATCCTCATCAAAGTCAGCTGGTGATTCAAAGTCCAAATGCTGCACTGCATCAGCTATCCACTGACTAAACTCGGGATGGTATGTCTCCATGTTAACCCCCCGAACACTCACTATTCTCATAATAACTACACCTCTACCTTAGATATTAACTTGTTTAAGTACCACTGGGCCTTGTGTAAGTCCTCCAATGGCTTGGCCTTTCGCTCGTAACGCCACAAGTATTTCATGCACGCTCCCTTGCAGTACCCCCTGAACGCCTCCGGTGTCATCGATGCTTCTATACCATCAATACACTCGACATCCCCTGCGGTGTAATGCTTGGGCGAATTCACCATGCTATCGACCGGCGGCTCCATGTCGTACTTATCTACATAAGGTGCTACCGCAGGGAAGTCTCTTCTTAACCGCTCCCAATCCTCGGGTGTTGCTTTGTCAATGCTCATAATGTGTTTCCTCCTTCTCCGTTGTGATAAGAGTTAGCCCGTTCGCGAAACTTGAATAAAGCATTGTGCTCGGGGTACTCACTAACAAACTTCCTCGCGTAATGTGAAATCCAGCCATCATCTACCTTGAATTGCTTTTGTTTTTCTTCGAGCATAGTCTCCCACCTGATCCGGTGGAAAATGTTTTTGGCTGAGTAATACGACCTACGGCTTGCAACCTGTAGAGCGAACTTAACAAACAGGTCATATATATCTGGGTTTTTTTCATCGTGCAAATTAAAATTTTCTTGTGTCCATTTACCGTTCATAATGTGTTTCCTCTAGTAAGTGTTTGATAGCGTTCATGTTATCTTCATTAACCACAGCCTGAATACCACCAGCCTTGGCAATGTCATTGAGGTTCCTTTCCTGCAGTACAGTAGTCTTACCCTTACCTGCCTTGCACTCAATACCAAAGAACCTACCTTTGTAGCACCCTACTATATCTGGCACTCCACTCTTACCGTAGCCGCCTGTGGCTGGGAAGAAGTAGTAGCACCCTAGTGCTTTTAGCTGCTCGACTACCCTCTTCTTTACCTTACCCTCTGGGGTCATTGCCATCTAAAGGTCTCCCGTTTGTTTCAACCCGTGTCAGGTCGTAAGCCTTAACTGCCGCTAGGTCTTCGGGCTTGACCCAAAGGATAACCTTCTGCAACTTCAGCTGATAAAGCACCCTAGTGTCGGGCCTTACCTCTTTCGGGTTGAAAGCCTTGTTGTTCACGATCATCGACACAGCTCTTTGACTAGTGTTGTACTTCTTTGCTAGCTCAAACTGTCGGATGTTACTGTTTTGATACTCTTCTCGTATTAACTCCGCCGTTCTAAAGTTCATACTGTCCCTCCAATGTACATATCCAGCATTAGGTCTGTGACCTCCGTTAAGCGCACGGTAAGAGCACTAGCAGGAACCACCCCTAATAAGCGATTGGTATTGATCAGGGTCGCCAATACCCCAGCCTCTTCAATTAATGACTGCATTCTACTCATACTGTCCCTCCAATTTAAGTTTCTTGTCCCATAGCTGCCTTGCTAAGGCCATACGTGGCACGTGGTTCTCGAACATCTGCCGTGCATCGTTGACCATCGCACCCTTACTCTTAGCAATTCCAGCCTTAGCTAGATACTTCGCAGCCTTCAGCCTGTTTGCACTGATGTTTCCGCAGATCTGGCCGCAGTTCTTGTTAGCATTTGATCTGGCTTGGAACTCAGCACCGCAATTTTGACAGACTTTAATCAAAATACTCTTCCTCCGTTATTTCAGCGAAACATGCGTTACCCAAGACCCGCATACCTACGTTACTTACATACTGACCTATCTCACACATGCTCAGCACTGCGAGTTTGGCTACCAATTCTTCAGGCACCTCGCCCTCAACGTAAGTGTGTGGTACTGGAGTCCCTACCCAAGTGCCCAGTGAGTTGTAATCCCCATGTATCTCAGTACCATGGCCATTGGTCTGCACATGACAGGTTGATATAATAGTCTCCCCACTTGGCGTGGCGACAGCCTGTGCGAACAAGAAGTTCTTCCTTGCCTTCTTGAGTACTATTAGCTCATCGAACTTTGCGATTAGTGCAGCAACCTTACTGTTGAGGTCTGGCTCTGAGAACTGATGCCCCCGCATATTAAGCCACCGCATCTCGGCCATGATAGGGGACGTAGTCAGCTTGTCCATATGAAACCGCGTACCAAACACCGCTGTTGTTGTCTCCTCTACTTCTTTATCCAAAGCCCAGTACCTACCATTTATTTCATTAGATAGTTTCGGTAAGAATTCGGAAGCACACTCAGACACACTAAACCGCCTGAAGAAGCGACAGGCTAAACTAAGGGCTTTGGCTATGTTTTGAGTACTCTTCATGTTGTACCTATAGTCTGCCTCTAAATACCGCTCGTTGCTTACGTGCCTAGAGATCACCCCATACTTGTAGCGTTCGCTAGATGGTCTTTCATCTGTAAAATCCCCGTATAGGATTTGGCCCATACAAAAGGTGTCCCCTTCCACGTAGACAAACAAGTTTGAGCTGCTTGCCCTGTGTAAACCAAATTTAGTTCCCGTCATTTTTGAAGCCAGTGCTCTGGCAAACACCAACAGTTCAGCAGGGTGACGGACAAGAAGGGGATCAGTGACTTGGGGGTCAATGTCTACCTCAAGCAATTCGCTAGTTAACTGGCCTTCTACGTGCATTACATATCTCCTGATTTAATGTGTATTACTGTGCCTGTATCGGGCACAGCTCTCTTGTTATCTAATATTGTCCATAGCACAGGGCAAGTCCAACTACCCCAGCTACCCGCTAGATACCCATCTGTTAACACAATACACGCTTGGGGGTTGATACCCTTCTTATCCATGTACTCTGAGACACAGTTGACATCTGTACCCCCACCACCTATGGGCTTGGTAGACTTAACTAACTGATCCAGTTCATGCGCGGCATATGACTCATCACCTGCTACCTCATGGCCCCAGTATAGTAAGCGCACACTATCGGGGTGTACCGCATCACATATAGCCTTGACCTCTGACAGGAAGGCAGTCAAGTCAGCCCGAGCTATAGAGCCTGACGTATCAATGGCTATGACTAGCTCACCCACCTGCTCACTCACACCTGATGGCATGTAGACACCCTGACTCATAAACCGGCGGTTAGGCCGTGCCCAAGTCGAGTAGTCATTCCCCGCACATGTCGTTGATATAAACTCGCGCAGTACCTCACGCCAATCAACCTGCGGCTGTAGTAGCTCCTCTAGGTCAAGGTCTTCCGTAGCACCTACCTTACTCGCAGTCATGGAACCCGCACGGATAGCAGCATCTACCTCACGACTTAACTCCCGCTGCTCCTCATCGGATAACGCTTGAGCACCTTCCCAATCATGCTCATCCATCCCACCTGAATCATCATCCTCATCCTCATCTTTGTCCTTGTGTATCAGGTTGAACACCTGCGCCGTACCCATATGCCGGTACTGCTCATCTAGTAACCCACCCTTGGGCATGATAGCGAAGCCATCGCACTTGTTATCGTCATAGATCTTGATGTTGTTGACGAAGTCCATTGCCTTGTTGGCTGACATGGGGTCAACAGCCCATAGGTTTTTCCATGTAATGAGATGCCTATACATCTTATGGTAGCACTCATGAAGTATTACAAAACGTAACTCTGGATCAGTTAACGAAGCTATAAACTCCCGCCCGTACCACTCATCTCTCCCATTAGTACATGCAGTCGGTGTGGTATCTACTACGCTCCGCTCTCCCAGCATGAGTATACCGCACAAGGCGATGTACCTTGGGTGAGCCATTATCTGCATCACGGCTTTGTCTAGCCGTTGCTCTGCTGTCAGTTCTCTACGTTGTAACATGAGACACCTCCTCGTCATCCTCAAACCCTATGTCATACCAAACTTCATATATCAGCTTAGCGTATACCTCAAGCTCATCTAACTCTCTATCGAGTCGGGCTTGCTCCATCAACTGGATCAGCTTATCAAACACCCGTGCTTTCAACCCAAGGGCTGCGAGTTGTTCTTTCTTTTCCTTATCCATGTCGCTATACCTTATCTGTAGTGAATAGGTGGTGGTTTGCAATCGCCCAGTCAGTGAACTTCTTATTACTCATGACCACCTGCTGGCGCTTGCTATCGTAGTCCTTGGCACGCACACCGTTGACGAACACACCCTGCGCCTCGACATCCAACCGACTGAGGTAGTCCATCCAGCTATTGATGTTGGTGTTGTCAGTTGTTGCCAGCGCACGATACACAACCATACATACTGCAGCACTGCTGACTGGTACCTTGGCAGATTGCGGAGAGTCTTGTATCTCCTGCCGTGTCGGTATCTGGTCAGCCATAGTGACGAAGGTCATCAGATCCATAGCTCCCCGAAAGCCTATGCTCCCAACCAATGCTGCGGTCATGGTGGTGCTGTCCAGCAAGTCCCGCTTTTTAAGCCAATCACTCGCTGCCTCTAGACCTCGGGGGGTCACGAACTTTGTACGCTTTTCTCTTGGGTGGAATATGTATGGGTTATCAGTAGGGTCTTTGACATCTTCAAAAGACTGTAGGATCTGTGGGAACTCCCGCACGAACCCTAGCACTGATATATCCACGTCATGGTTGACACCCCATGCTATCCACTCCTCAGAGGTGGACTTTCTTATGTTCACTAGTGTGACCCTGTCACATGCATGTGCTGGTAGCATGTCTCCCACCCCTTCCGCACCCAAGTTACTAGTCACGAAGACCTTGGAGTCAGGGTGCAGCTTGTAAGATCCTAGCTGACGTTCCAGCATCAGTCGGAGCAAGGCATTCTTCACGGCAGCGTTCGCTTTTCCATACTCATCTATCAACAGGATGATGGGCTTGTTGTT